TTAGTAACGCCAGCGGTCATAACGCTGATATTTCGGCACTTTTGGTGCTTTAATCGCCTTAATAACCCACACCACCGCAATCGCCAGTAGTAACCACGGCAGCAACTTAATCATCAATGCCAGCATACCGCCGAGGAACATAATGGCCGTCGCCACAACCAGCGCGGCGATAATGCCCAGCAACGAAACGCCGGTGACCATCAGCATGACAAAAAAGCCAATCACAAAAAGTAGTTCCAGCATGATGCACTCCCAAATATGAAATCTCTTGCTGGCATTACAAGAATCATGCCAAAAATAATCTATTGATTTAACAGCAAAACGCCCCGCGACGGTGCGCAGGGCGTGGTGAATTTGACTATTTTTTGGTGAAAAGTTAACGCTTATCCGCCACCAGTTTGAGCGCGTGTTCCAGCACATTAATGTCTGCACCCGCTTTATGGGCATTTTCACTTAAATAACGCCGCCACTGCCGCGCGCCAGGAATACCCTGGAACAAGCCCAACATATGCCGGGTAATATGACCGAGATACGTCCCCTGGCTGAGTTCACGCTCAATGTACGGATACATGGCGCGCACTACCGCCACCGGATCGGCATCGATATCCGAGGAACCAAAGATCTCCCGGTCTACCGCCGCCAGAATACCCGGATTCTGATACGCCTCGCGCCCGACCATCACGCCATCCATATGTTGCAGGTGTGCTTTGGCCTCTTCCAGCGACTTGATACCACCGTTAATCGACATTGTCAGATGCGGAAAGTCACGCTTCAGTTGATACACACGCGGATAATCGAGCGGCGGGATCTCACGGTTTTCTTTCGGACTTAACCCCGAAAGCCAGGCTTTACGTGCATGGATGATGAACATCTCACACTCGCCTTTGCCGGAAACGGTGTTGATGAAATCGCAGAGAAATTCATAGCTGTCCTGGTCGTCGATGCCAATACGCGTTTTCACCGTCACCGGAATCGACACCACATCGCGCATCGCTTTCACGCAGTCGGCAACCAGCTGCGCATTACCCATCAGACACGCACCAAACATGCCGTTCTGCACCCGGTCAGACGGGCAGCCGACATTCAGGTTGATCTCATCATATCCACGCGCTTCTGCCAGCTTCGCACACTGCGCCAGCGCCGCCGGATCGCTACCGCCGAGTTGCAACGCTACCGGATGTTCTTCTTCACTATACGCCAGGTAATCACCTTTACCGTGAATAATCGCCCCTGTAGTTACCATTTCAGTATACAGCAACGTATTGCGGGAAAGCAGACGCAAGAAATAGCGGCAATGTCTGTCCGTCCAGTCGAGCATAGGAGCAATGCTAAACCGAGAATTCCAGTAAACACCAGTTTTTTCAGGCATCACGCTGGTTTGATTAATTTTTTGTGTTTCATGATTATCGTGCATTTTTGAACATTTCAGGCTATTTTTCTCGCGTTAGGTTCCCGCACAGGTTCCCACGTTTTATGGGAACCCGAAATAACGAGGTCGTGTAATGGCGTACTATAACATAGAGAAACGACTAAAATCCGATGGCACACCACGCTATCGCTGTAATGTGATTATCAAAGAAAAAGGTGTTATCACTTACAGGGAAAGCAAAACATTCCCTAAACATGCTCATGCCAAAACATGGGGCACACAGAAAGTGATGGAATTAGATCTATATGGCATTCCATCATCAAATGCAGTTGACGGACTTACAGTCCGTGACTTACTACACAAATATTTAAATGACCCAAATGCCGGAGGTAAAGCAGGCCGTACTAAAAGATATGTGCTGGAACTGCTTATGGATAGTGACATCTCCGCGATCAAACTATCTGAACTGACAGAAAATGACGTAATTGAACATTGCAGGCTAAGAAACAACGCTGGTGCAGGTCCAGCTACAGTTAGCCACGATGTTAGTTATCTTGGCAGTGTTCTGGATGCTGCCAAACCTGTATATGGAATTAATTACACATCAAACCCAGCAAAAGCCGCTCGTCCATATCTACTTAAACTTGGTTTAATTGGTAAATCAAATCGTCGTAATCGTAGACCGGCATCTGATGAACTGGACATGCTCATTGAAGGTCTTCAACAACGATCTACACATAAATGCTCAAAAATTCCGTTCGTTGATATCCTCAAATTTTCTGTGTGGTCATGTATGCGAATCGGTGAAGTATGCCGATTACGATGGGAGGATCTCGATCAGGAACAAAAATCCATACTCGTAAGAGACAGGAAAGATCCACGTAAAAAGGAAGGCAACCATATGAAAGTAGCCTTGCTTGGGGAAGCCTGGGATATCGTCCAACGACAACCCAAAAAATCAGAATTCATTTTTCCATATAACAGCACTTCTGTTACTGCGGGATTCCAGAGGGTAAGAAGCAAATTAGGTATTAAAGATCTGCGATACCATGATTTGCGTAGAGAAGGGGCAAGTCGCTTATTTGAGGCTGGTTTTAGTATTGAGGAAGTCGCCCAGGTTACAGGGCATCGTTCATTAAACGTGCTATGGCAGGTATATACCGAACTGTATCCGAAATCTTTACATAATCGTTTTGAAGAGCTCCAAAGGAGCAGAAATAAGACCTCTTGACACTGTTTATCCATACAGTTAAAAATAATGCTGTATACAAACACAGTATAGAGGGACTTTTATGCGTATTGAAATCTGCATAGCCAAAGAAAAAATGACTAAAATGCCAACCGGTGCTGTGGATGCGTTAAAGGAAGAATTAACCCGACGCATCAGTAAACGTTATGACGATGTAGAGGTGATCGTAAAAGCCACCAGCAACGATGGCCTTTCTGTTACACGCACCGCAGATAAGGATTCTGCAAAAACTTTTGTTCAGGAGACTCTGAAAGATACCTGGGAATCTGCTGACGAGTGGTTTGTTCACTAATTAACACGTAAAATCGGTAACGGCTGGAAATCATTCAATACTCGCACTATCGAAAGTTCGCCAGCCAGCCGCAGCACGTTCTTGCATACGACGTGGCTGCGGCTTCCAACATTAGACAAATAACTCTTTAAATTGCTTTTAAATTATTTCGTTTGAATGCCAGTAACAGGAAATCGTTTATATAGGGTTGATAGCCCAACGTTATAGATACGTGCAACATAACGCCGTGATTTCCCTGCCGCTATGAGCGCTCCCATCTGTTGCCACTGCTCGTCGCTAAACTTCGGTCTACGCCCACCAATCCGGCCTTTGGATCTGGCAATAGCCAAACCAGCTAAAGTTCGCTCGCTATTCAAATCAGATTCATACTGCGCAGCAGAAAGAATATTACGGAAATTATAGCGACCACTTGCTGTTTTCAGGTCTACGCCATCTGTAATACTCCGAAAATTAACACCTTTTTCGTGCAGATTTTGAAACATCAATAGCGCATGCAGCACATTTCTCCCTATCCGATCTAACTTCCAGACAATCAACTCATCTCCACTTTTCATCACCGTAATTAATTCCTTTAACACAGGGCGATTAGCTGTTCTGCCACTGGCATATTCTTCATAAATTCGCTCACAGCCAGCTGACTCAAGTGCAAGACGTTGCAACTCTGTATCCTGATGATTTGTTGATACACGAACATACCCGTAAATCATGAGTGCTTCTCCTGTTGTAAAAACAGGAGAAGAGGCGAAATATCACCTGATTCAGAAAAATATTTGAAAGGTTGGTTTGGGAGAAGACTCTGCATTACCTGTTGGGGTGCCTGTTCCGTGGCCTTCAGCCACTCCGCCTACAGGCTGGCTGAAATGCAATGGTGCAGCTTTTTCTGCTGAAGAATACCCGGAACTGGTAAAGGCTTATCCGACAAATAAATTGCCTGATTTACGTGGTGAGTTTATTCGTGGCTGGGATGATGGGCGTGGTATTGATGCTGGACGTGCCTTGCTAAGTCTTCAGAATGGAGGAGTGGAATCACACACCCACCAGGGACAGCTCTTCAGAGTCAGTGATTATCGTACAAAAGAAATACCAGCATCAGAAGTTATGGGAAGAGGATATATTGCAAGCCTGACGCCGGGTGCTGATAGCCCACTTGATTTTGATGATTATTCTGTATCCTCTAATCCAAATGGATATTTTGTCGGGAATCAGAGAACAACAGCATATGGGGTAAATGAAACCCGCCCACGGAATATTGCATTTAACTATATCGTGAGGGCTGCATAATGGATAACGCTGTATTAAATAGCGAGCTTATTGCCACGAAGGCGGGAAATATTCCTGTCTATAACTATGATGGTGAAACACGGGAATATATTTCCACTTCAAATGAATATCTTTCCGTTGGTGTCGGCATTCCGGCATGTTCCTGTTTAGATGCCCCTGGCACACATAAGGCTGGTTATGCAATCTGCCGTTCTACAGATTTTAACTCATGGGAATATGTGCCAGATCATCGCGGTGAAATCGTCTATAACACCGAAACGGGAGATGCCAAAGAAATCACAGCTCCGGGTGATTACCCTGAAAATACAACCACTATCGCACCGTTAACGCCATACGATAAATGGGATGGTGAGAAATGGGTGACAGATACTGAGGCACAACACGGTGCCGCAGTAGAAGTGGCAGAAGCACAACGCCAGTCACTGATTGATGCAGCAATGGCTTCCATTAGTCTGATTCAGCTGAAATTGCAGGCCGGGCGGAAGCTGATGCAGGCAGAAACCACCCGACTTAACATTGTGCTGGATTACATTGACGCGGTGACGGCAACAGATACCAGCACCGCGCCGGATGTCATCTGGCCTGAACTGCCGGAGGCGTAGGCCATTCAATATCTGGCACACTGGAGGTATCAACCAGCTCCAGTGCGTCCAGATAATCCAGCCACGAATTATATTGCGCCAGTTCCTCGCCTTTCAGACGACCAATAGCGGCTTTACCGGGCCATTGTTTACTGTTCATGTATTCGTTGGCCTGATTAATTAATAGCTGTCTTTTTGACTCAGAAATTTCAATAAGTTCTTCATGCGTGGGTGAAGGAATATCTGCCCACGCAGGCATTCCGTCTGCACCTGCAATACGTCGCTTACCCTGCGGAGGTGTCGCCATAAACGACTCGGCACGTCGGGTTTCAATATCTTTTGCATCATCAGGCCATGTGCCGGAATCGCGGTATACGGCCTCATTACCAGCCAGATAAAACGCATTTTTTTTAGCACTGTATTTGTACATATTATTTCCCTACCGCAATCCAGAAAAATGAACTCATGCTGGCTACTGGTGCTCCGCCCGCTGTTGGAATCATCAGATTTCGGACGCCGCATCCTAAATTAGTTATCGTTGGCGCTGAAATTACTGGCGACTGAACTACGTTAGGAAGCGATACCTGCTGAGGACCAAATCCCACATACATCGGGTATGCAGAGAACGCGACAGGAAACGTAATAAAGATCTCTCCAGTTGATGATGGATTGGCTGTCCCCCACTGAATAATCAGACCTGACGGTAATTTTTGCCAGCCAGGGCTGGTCAGGCTGGATGTGAAGTCATTCATATCCGGAATCTGATTTGCCCCTGAGCCAACATCCCTTTGAGCCGCACTTTTCAGATCAAGATAAGTTCTTAGTTCAGCCTTATCCTTACCGCTTAAATCTGTCAGTGTCTGGTCTTTTGGTTGCGCATAGTCTTTTGTTGCCAGACGAACTACTGTATTTGTTCTGGCGAATCGCATATACGGGGCATTGACGTTACTACTGTCAAACCCTGCAATTTTACATTCATCACCAATTAATGCATCTCCCAAACCAAGGTTTTCGAGAGCCGTTTTCACCGTGCCATCCGATTTGATATCGCCAAACGGATTCTTGCGGCTTAACAGCAGCGCACGAAGCGCGGTAAGCAACTGGTCGTGCCGCGCCTTCTCCAGGCTGGCACCGGATGCCTCCACCACGCTGCAGAGTTCTTCCTGCAACATATCAAAGTAGTCATCATCCAGATCGGTGGCAGGTGTGCCGGTCTGGGGGTTACCACGGGTAAAACCGTTCTTCCCCGCGCCGAACTTATCCTTCTGCGCGGTTTTCGTGTCTATACGATGCATGGATTACTCCGGATATTTAAAAATCACATAGGTATGCGACGGGCAGAGTTTGTTAAGAACACACTCGACAACGGTGTCGCCCCAGATACGCAGGGCAGAATCACAGGGATCGCCACATGTCATCCAGGTGGTGTTGGTGGCGGCTGGCATGTTGATCTGCCAGTAATACCGCCATTCCGGCGCATTCACCGCGTCAGTACAGGCCGATGAGCAGGTGAAGGTGCTTTTGTCGTATCGCGTGATGGTGGCATCTGGCCTGCCCAGGGCAGCAAGCTGTGCAAGATAAAAATCCTCGTTGATGCCGCCCGCCAGGTTAACCTTCGCATCCAGCCGTTGCTGACGCTGGCGAAGAGTCTGCGTTCCCGCCGGAATACATTCATCCGGCAGACCGCACAGACGCTCCCAGCGGTTTATCAGTTCAGTGGTGGTGCGCGGATCCAGCTCCCGCATCAGGGCATCCGCACGCTGATGAACGCGGGTTAATGACGGTGCCGCACCGGCAATCGCCGGATCTCTGGCTGACCACGCCGGACCGGGTGGCAACAGTGCCGACAACAGACGGATGTAATCATCGTTTGTCACGTCCATGAAATCGTCCCCAGAACCGCCAGTTCATTTTTCGCAATGGAGATATTGTCTGCCGGTGCAAGCAACTGATGGCTATATTCCCCGTTCGCACCGGAAATCGCCTCACTGATACGCGATACCTTCAGTTCTCCCTGCGGATAACCATCACGCAGAAGAAACGAACGCAACTCCGCGGTGATGGCGGCTCGTATTTCTGGTGTGTCCGGCGTCACGCGGATATGAAAATCCACCGTATGTGCCACCGGCCTGAATACATACAAATCAGAGCCTGCCACCGGGGCCAGTGGCACGATATGTTGTCTTGCTGCCGTTTCCGTTGATTCTTCCGGAATGGGATTAATCAGGTCACTGCTGGCAATCATCACACCGACAGTTCCCGTTCCCATCCAGTGACGGTATGTCCATGCGCGGGTAATGCCGGGCACTTCTTTAGCCCAGACGACATAGTCCCCGTCAGCCCCGCCCTGAGGCGTCCAGTAATACCGCTCAATGACGCGGGCGCGCCACGTTTCCAGCTCTTCAGTATCAAATCC